CGACCTGCTTCCGTGCGCATCACAAATCCCTTGTAAAAGGTATCGCGGAGAAGGTCGCGCAGATTGGTACGTAGCACTCCCTCTACATCAGTTTCGTGCTGTTGCTGTAGAAATTGCCCGATCGCCGTCGCAAACTGCCTCAACTCCTCAAGTGGGATTTTAACCTCTCTATATTTCGGATTGAGTGCCTCGTTAAGTTCTTTCAAGAGTGCCGTTTTGTGAGTCATTTTCTTGTGCTACCTCCCATTAAGTGGAAGCTTACCTTTATTTTTTTCGTAATAAGTACCCAATTCGAGAAGATGCCCAAAAGCCGGTTACAGCGATGAGGTGGCAAAGACGAGCCAAGTACCATCTTTTTCTCTACAGATTTCTTTTAAGTTTTCTAGTTCTTCTTCTGTAAAGTTGTTTTCATCAGCTGTAAAATACTCCATTACAGCTTTTTTAGATAGATTAAATTTAACTCTTAAAACCTTGTCTAATATAGTTAAAAATATTTCTTCTACTTCTTCTGTATAGTCTATAGATTTTTCTAATATTTCTGGATTTGTTCCTTGCCCCTTTGTTACATATAAAACTTTCATATTCCCTCCATAATTTCTTAACTTTTTATTAATTCTCCCTTTTAAAACTTCTAAATCTTTACTATTGGCAAACTCTTCTATATATTTGTTTGCCTTGTACTTTGCAGTAGCTTTATCCACTGCTTTTTTCCCTTTTTCAGTAGACTTATATTTCTCATTAGCTTCCTTTTGCTTTTCAGGAGAGCTAAATCCTTTTCTTGCCATTTTTTCCTCCCATATGTTATAATGAAGAAAGGATAACTCCTAAATTTTTTAGGAATTATCTTTCTTTCTATTTGAGCCAGATTAACTGGCTCTTTTTTTATTTTCTATATAATTTTTCAAAAACTACAAATTCAGCATTGTCTTTTATTTCTAAGATTTCTTTTTCAAAATCTACAGTGTATCCTGCTGGATCTAATCCAACATAATCTATAAAATTTCTATCATCTGCATTTTTGATTTCTAAAATTGGAAAGTATAGAAATACTTTTCCTTCTCTTTCACAAAAACCAAAACCTTCTGTTCTAAAAAAGTCTTGCATTTTTTTATCAAAATCACTAAATTTTGCTTTTAATCCATTTTGTAAGTCGAAATATACTTGAATTCTATTAGTATCATCATATATAGAAGTTATAATTTTACCTCCATATATTTCTGTAACTTTAGCCATTATTTCATTGTCAAATTCTTCTGAAAAATTCCAGTATTTTCCATCCCATTTAGCTTTTTTACTTCTTGCAAATTCTACAAATTCTTTGTTATAAGCAGTTTCTGTAAAAACCTTTCCATTTCTTTTAAATATTCTTGTTGTCATTTTAATTCCTCCTAAATTTTATTTTTGATCATCTTTCTTTCTATGCACCTATTATATCATCTATGGTTATAGATGTCAATAAAAATTTATAACATAAAAAGCAGGAAATTAATCCTGCTCTTTTTTTTATATAAAATTCACTAATAACTTTATATTGTTATATTCATCTAGCTTTACATTTTCACTACTTTTATTAGCACTAAGATAATTACTGTATAAAGCCAGAGTTTTCTTAAAACTTCTTTTTCCATCAACTATTTTATAATCTTTATCTAAATAGTATTTAGTGCCACTTTTAACAATATTTCCATCAATATCTAAATTAAATATTTTTTCCTCTTGAAAATCATTATAATTTAGATATGCTGTTAATCCCTCACTAGATTTAACTTCACTATCAAACTCTTGTAACTCAACAATTTTACATTCAATCACTTCAACAAAATCTTCACTTCTTCCTAGTGATTGTAGATTGAAAATATTATTTTCTATATCTTTTAAAGTTTTCTCATCTGATTTTATATGTAGTATTAGAAAAATACCATTTAAAAGTTCATAGAACATTGGCTTTTTTACAATAGTTCTGAATTGGCTATAAGGAACTGTGTAAACTTGTTTCTCATATTCTTCAAAATCTGCAATATATTTTTTTTCTTCTTCCCTTACTTTTTTTAATTTTTCATTTAGTGTTTTAAATTCAATAGATTTTTTATCTAAAGAATCTTTTAAATCCCTTAATTCACTTTTCAATTTTTTGAAATCTTCTGTTTTAATTTTTTTCTCTGAATCTAATTTTTCTTTTAAAGTTTTTAAATTTTTAAACTCTTCTAAGAGTTCTCTATTCTTAACTTTTATATTTTTTTCAGTTATAAAATTGCAATTATCTTCAGTAGCAGTTGCAACTTCAATATAAGCATTAGAAACAGTATTGGGAGCTACCATTTTTACAAGTGTCCCTCTGTCAGATACAGTATTTAAGACAGTTATATTTTTATACATATCTTTTGACAAAGATTCATAATTCCCTTGAATGCTTATATCCATAAAATGATAATCTGTATATCCACAAATATTGTGTAATGCTCCTATTATTGTTGAAGGTATAGGTAAAGGATAAGTCATTTTATTATCGACTGTTCCTGCCTTTCTATAATTTGCTGAGCTTTGTTTTAAAACAATTCTTAAGACTTCCATCTTTTTTCTCCTTCCTTAATCCAAATTTTTGCAAGTTCAAAATCTTCTTTTGTTGACATACTTAAAAGAAATTTTTTACAAGCACTTTTGGTATTTGTATAATAAGTATTTTTTTTACCTTTTTCTGTACTTCTATATTTTTTTATTGCTTTATCTTTCTCCATTATGGTACTCCTTTACATTTATAAAAAGAAATGGTACAATTACTTCAGCACGGCAATTATACCATTTCTAAAAAAGTCTTCTATTTAGTAGGCTTTTTTATTATTCTGCAGGGTTATAAACTATTGCTTCATCATCTATAACTAATTCATCCCAATCATCTTCGTTAATAGCTTTTATGTTTTTTCCAACTACGGACCATCCATTGTATTTTCCTCCAACGAAGTCCACTATACAATCTCCAGTTCTTTCATCATAACATTCTTTTGCTACATGAAACTCACTTTCTTTTTCAATTATTTCTTTTACATCTTTCCATAATTTTGTCATTTTCATGACCTCCTTTTATTTTATTTGTTAAGCATTCTCTTAACTTGATTTAATTATACTATATACAAGTGTATATGTCAATATTTTTTTATTTTTTTAATTATTTTTTTTACTTCTTTAACACATCATAAATCCATAAGTTTAAGACTTTTAAAAATAAATAATATAAACTTTTTTAGAATTTTTTTACAATAAAAAAAGAAGGGGTAGGACAAAATCCTACCCCATTACTTTATGAATTTTTTAATCTCTTCCACATCTTTTTTTAATTCTGATTGTTCTTTTTGGATAGCTTCCAGTAAATCAGCCATTCTTTGCATAGTATTTTTATACATTTCAAAGGTACTCTTATCTTTCCAAAGAAAGTACAATAAAATAGCTCCTACTATGCCATATTCAAGCAAGGTTTTTTCCATAGCACCACCTACAATCCTAATATCTTATACCAATGATTATAATAATTTCTTGCTTCCTTTGTCCTGTCTACAATGGCTCTATCCTTGTATCCCTCATTTTGCAATTTAGTTTTCCAAGATGTTGCTCCAAAGCATCTGACAGCAGTATAAAATCTCCTACAAGTTCTTTTATCTACTCCTGTTTCTTTCATAATAAAATAAAATATTTTATCTGCAAGAGTTCTATTTATACCAGTGTTGTTATAACAACTATATAAATAATCGTGGATAATTGCTGCCTTTATATACTTCCCATAAGGATTATATAACCATTGTAAAGATTTAGGTACAGAGGCTCCATCTGTTATAAAAGATTTGGGTACTCTTATCAAGTACCCATTTATCTCATAAACATACTCTTCTAGCAAAATTGCCTTCCCATTTGAAATTGGATCCAGGATTAATTTAGTTTTCTCCATCTTCCTCATTTCCTTTTATATCTATTTTGTAACCATTAGCAAAGATATCAGAAAACTTTTGCAATGTCTTTTCTATAATGTCTATCATTCTTTTTCTACTAATAAATTTTATAATTATAATTCTTGCTGCCCAAGGTAAACTTGAAGTTCTAAATAGTATAAAATTTACTGCAGCTTCTAATTTCTTTCCATTTTCTCCATGATTAAAACTTTCTTCTGCAAAAATTACTGATTGTCTAAATAGATTTACATACTGTTTTCTATTGTAAATAAGATAAACTAAAATTATTCCTGCTACTGCTAACCATAACCATTGTTCCATACTAAAACCTGCTAAATACCCTATTGCTTGATTAATAAAATCTTTCATAATTTAAACCTCCTAAAATTTTTATAATAACTGTCTGGCCAGACTGTTTATTAAATATTTTCTTTTATAAAATTAACAAATAAATCTACAACATCTTTTTCCACAGAAAACTTCAAAGACTCATCATTGTTGCTACC